GCTTCCGCCATCATCCCAAAAGCATAAAACAGAAAAAAAAGGCTGTACACCATATGTACGTGCTAAGCCCTCTACACGTACACCGTATGTACGTGAGGAAGAAGGACCACGTACACCATATGTACGTGAAAGCGGGGTTTTGAGTGATTCAGCACGTACACCATATGTACACAATGAATATATACCAATACCCCCCGCCGATTTTAATAGCCCCCCTGTGCCCGCTGGTGCTGGGCTCGGCAGCAAGATCGACTCGGCAGAAGCTTACAGAAGGGCGAGCCAGGGTGAATAACCGGACCCCTGCAAATATTGCACCCCTGAAAAGTTTGCAGGGGTATCTGCAAGTCGCTTGCAAGTTTTCGGAGTACATGTCCTTCTATTTCAGTGGCTTACAGATATTGACGGGTAAACGTCACAGTGACGTCACGGACTTGTCACGCGTTACCGTAACGTTACGTCTCCGTTACACGGCTGTTCAACACATGTTCAACAGCCGTTCGACGATGCGAACGCATAGCGAAGGCAATGCGCCCGGTAAATTTTTGCCGACCTGCTGACAAGGTTAGGTGGAAGGTTAACCTTGTTAATTCTATCAATTAATATCATGACATATCATTATAAAAAGTATGTTGACATATATCTCAATAGGGAGTATAAGCTATCATATGGGTTTATTTTCAATAGCTTATCATCTTTTTGGGGAGTAGTTGAGTGATACATGAACTGAAGGAACAACGCGCGCTGGCTGTAGCAGAAATGAGAGGTTTGGTCGAGACTGCGCAGGCGCAAAAGCGCAACATGACCGCTGACGAAACGAGCCGCTTTGACGCATTGAAAACCAAGGTAGTAGACCTTGAAGGACAAGAGGCCAGGGCATCGTTTCTGGTGGAAGCTGAACGCAGCATGAAAGGAACGCCGGTAAATGGCGGCGACACATCCTTTGCTGATCTGGAAAAAAGAGTTTCCCTGATGAATGTAATTCGTGCTGGCATGGAAGGCCGTTCTCTCACTGGCGCTGAAGCGGAATATTCAAAGGAAGCTGAGAGGCGATCTGGCCGCAAGGCGCAAGGTACGTTCGTACCGTTCTCTCTCATGGAGAAGCGGGTAAACACTACGTCAAGCTCTCCAGAATTGGTAGGCACCGAGCACAGGCCAGACCAATTCATTGAGCCATTCCGAAATAAGCTCATGGCCCGCGCTGCCGGTGCTCGCGTGCTGAGTGGATTGCATGGTGACGTTTCTATTCCTGCTTACGGAACAGGAACCACGGCTTACTGGGTGGCTGAAAATAGCGCGATTACCGCTTCAGACCTCACGCATGACGCCAAATCTCTGAGCCCAAAGCATGTCGGCGCGTTGTCGGAGATGAGCCGGCAATTGTTGCAACAGTCCAGCCCTGACATAGAGCAGCTTTTGCGTGACGATATGTCTTTCGCCCTGGCTGCTGCTATCGATTCCGTGATGATTACTGGGGGTGGATCAAATCAGCCTACCGGAATTATCCCGACGACTGGCGTCCAAACTGCATCACTCGCTACTCTCAACTGGGCGGGCATCTCCGGAATGATTGCCAAGAGCGAACTGGCGAATAGCACAGCTACCGCGTGGCTGACCTCTCCCGGCGTTACCGATAAGCTGCGCACCACACTGAAATCCACGACTGCCGGCGCTTTCTATCTCCTGGAGAATGGAAGGGTGGCGAATCTGCCCGTCTTCAGTACCAAGCAAGTGCCTCTTGCCTCCACCAAAGGGCAATTGCTGCTGGGGGATTTCTCCCAAGTATTGCTGGGAATCTGGAGTGAACTGGATATTCTGGTCAACCCATACGAAAGCACGGCCTATGCTCGTGGCGGTGTCATGGTTCGGGCGATGGCTACGGTCGATATTCTGATCCGGCATCCTGAAGCCTTCGTACTGGCAAACGATATCGTTGTCAGCTAATGAGCGTCCTGGAAATCAGATCAGGGGGAGACCTTATGGCGATCTCTCCCGGCAAGCTCGCGGGTTATGCTGCAGTCTACAATTCCCACAGTCAGGACCTGGGCGGATTCGTTGAGCGGATCCTGCCCGGTGCCTTTCGGCAATCCCTTGCTAATCCCGACAATATCCGCGCACTCCTGGAACACGATCCACAGCGTCTTCTAGGCCGTGTCGGTTCGCGTACGCTGTCACTGGCAGAGGATACCAAGGGGCTTTACTTTGAACTCTCCCTGCCTGATACCAGCTATGCGCGCGACCTGGCCGTGATGGTCGAACGTGGTGACATTGCCGGCTGCTCATTCGGCTTTCGCGTTCCCAAAGGTGGAGAGCATTGGGAGATGCGGTCCGGACAATTCATGCGGGACCTTTCCGAGATTCAGTTGCATGAGGTAACCATCACCAGCAATCCCGCCTATCTCGATACCTCAGTAGCTAAACGCTCCATGGAAGAGTGGCAGCAAGGCCAGGCCAATGATGCAAACTTCAGATGGCTGGATACCGTGGATGATGAAAACGAGTGGGGTCCTCGATGCGTCCGAATCTATTAGATCGGGCGCTCAACGCCGTAGGCCTGGAGCGTAGAGCCTACAACGCGAAAGACCCATCATGGAATCATCCTCTGCTCGCGGGAGGCGGGAGTTCTCCTGCTAGGGCGGAAAGCCTGTCGACTGTCTATGCCTGCGTCTCAGCGATTTCTGAAACTATCGCTTCCCTTCCCCTGATCCTCTACAAGCGCACTGCTGACGATGGAAGGGAGAGGGCGCCAGAGCATCCCTTATATCGCGTATTGCACGATCAGCCTAACGAGCTCCAGACAGCCCTTGAGTTCAGGGAGATGATGACCGCAATGGTGTTGCTGCGTGGTAATGCCCATGCTGAGATCATCCGCGGGAGCGATGGTCAGGTTATCGAATTGCGGCCGATACTGCCTGGATCAATCTCAACCTTGCAACTGGATAACGGCAATATCGCCTATGACGTGTCAGACGCTAAAGGCGGGGTGAGGCGGCTGCTGCGTCATGAAGTATTCCATCTTCGTCATCGGTCCAGCAATGGCCTGACAGGAGTATCTCCCATTACCGCAAGCCGTGAGACAGTTCAGCTTGGATTGTCAGAGCGCGACCATGGGAATTCTGTCTTCACGAATGGAGCGTACTTAACAGGAGTATTAGCGTACGAAGGAATGCTGACTGAGGATAAGCTTGATTATATAACCACGAAATGGAACGAGAAGCATACTGGCACAAGTAATGCGGGGCGCATAGTAATTCTGGAGGGGAAGAAGTGGACATATACCCCGGTTACGATGAGCATGGAAGATGCGCAGTGGATCGAAGCGCGCCAATTCTCAGTGGAAGAGATAGCCCGCCTGTTCCGCGTACCGCCCACCATCATAGGTGACCTCAGGCACGGCAATTACTCGAACAGTGTCGAGATGAACCGCGTGTTTGTTGTCCACACCCTGCGCCGTCATATGACGATGTGGGAGCAGGTCATTAGCTCATCCCTGCTTACCCCTGCCTCACGTCAAGTCTACTTTGCCGAGCATAACGTGGAAGGACTGCTAAGAGGCGATAGCGCGAACCGTGCTGAGTTTTACAGCAAGGGAGTGGAGGGAGGATGGCTGACAGTTGATGAGGTACGGAAGTATGAGAACTTGCCAAAGCTGACAGACCAAGAACGCAACGCTACAAATCACCAAGATACTGCAGCCTAGACCGCGCTGGTGGCCTTTCTCCCATAAACCTTAACAATTTGCCCTATTTTTATGGCTAAGAAATCATCGGCAAACCTGACAGTTGTTCCTGCAAAGCCAGGTATAGACCTTCGCTTACCGGCTCCAGGATCGCTGACAGTCAGGCAAAAAGAGCTTTGGGAAGGAATCATTCTATCGAAACCGGGAAGCTGGTTCGATCATTCTAATTCTGCCTTGCTTTGCGGTTACGTTAAAGCCATCGCCTCTCATGAAACCCTGGCTCTGAGATCAGATGTGATCGAGGCAACGCTTGCAGATGGGAGCGAGGATCTGAAGACCCTCAATCGCCTTCATGCCATGATTGAACGGCAGGCCCGGCTTGTACAGACCTTTGCAACAAAGCTCAGGCTGACACAGCAATCGCGCTATGCCCCGTCTGTTGCCAGCGTTAAAGCCGGGAAAGCGTCCGGACCCAGGCCATGGGACACTCCAGCATGAAGCTCTACGAATATATCTCCCTCCATGCCAATAAGCCCTTCAAGTGGGGAGAAAACGACTGCTGCACCTTTGCAATCGGCTGGCTGGAACTGGTAATGGGGAAGGATTTTCTGAGCGAACACAGGCCCTGGAGTTCCGCCCTGGAGGCAACCAGGAAAGTAAAGGAGCTGGGTGGGCTTCCCTTGCTGCTCTCCAATAATCTGAAGCAGATAAACGCCAATTTTGCCTGGGATGGGGATCTCGCCATTTATCAGGATGCAGCTCACTTGTTCAGTGGAAAGCACATCGTTTCTGTGGGAGAGAAAGGTTTGATCTTCACCGATCGCATGAAAGTTAAGGAGGCTTGGACATGCCGCCAGTTCTCGCTGCAATAGCGCCTATCGCTGCAGCAGTTGGCCTCACAGCGACAGAGTTGGCGTTTACTGTCGCCTCCATCGCCTTAACCATTGGCACAACGGTCTTCGGCGCCGTTGTCCAGAAAGCCGCTGCAAAGAAAGCCAAACGTGCTGCAGTCAAAGCTAGGGAGGATTTTCTTAATTCCCTTCAGGATCGCACCATTACCCGAATAGCCACCGATGCGCCCCATCGGTATGTCTATGGCAAATCGAAAGTAGGGGCTGACGTGGTGGCAATTCTTGCATCAGGCGCCAATGATGAATACAAGCATATCGTCGCGGTTCACGCTGCGCACGAATCGGAATCGATCGATGAGGTTTACGTGAATAACAAAGCTCTTGGGCCCTTGGATGAAGACGGCTTTGTTACCAGCGGAGACTACTACTCGGCAACGACAGAGACAATAACCGAAACCTTCCCCACTTCACCTTTTACGCTCCAGCATACCCCTAGCAGTTCTATCAAGGTTGTTGCTTACGGAAGCGGAGGAATAGGAACGATAGCAAGGATTGCCCCCGTCAATGGCGAGGTGCCGTTTACCAGGGAAGGGAACACCATCACGGTAACAGGCTCTATTCCTGCTGGCTTACCTGTCGCCTGGACGTTCGCCCTGGAGCGCTACAGCGTAACCTACCAATACACCCGCAATACCTCACAAGTCAGGGTAAAGAAGCATCTCGGCACGGACGATGACCCTGCTGATGCCTCCCTATTAGCTGAGTGCGGTGCGAAGTGGAAGGATACCGCAGTACTACGCGGCTTTACTTATACCGTGATTCGCCTGGACCTTAGGCAAGCTGAATTCCAAGGGGGGTTACCGGATATCGCCGTTCTCATGAAAGGAAAGAAGCTCTACGATCCGCGGGACGGCTCGACGAAGTGGAGTCAAAACCCCGCCCTGGCGATATACGATTACCTCCGTTCGCCTATGTGCAATGTTCCTACTGAAGATATCCCGTTATCCAACATCATCACCGCGGCGAATATCTGCGATGAACAAGTGCAAGGACTATGTTGATGAGAAGCTTCAGTGTTGAGTCTGAAAATGGCTTATTGCCACACCTCGCCGTACCTTGTCATATCACGCCAGCCTTCAACCCTGGAAAGAGCATGCCAAAATGCCCCAGGATCGAATTTAAGGCCCTGTGGGACACTGGCGCGGCCAAGACAGTCATTACCCCTAGAGTCATCGAGGCGCTAGGGCTGCAGCCCATGAAGCGCATAGGCCCCATATTTCTGCAAGGAGTGGACAGCGTTGAAAAGAGTGCGGCATATGAGATCAATCTTTCTCTTCCATCCCACATCACCATTCATGAGTTGACCGTGGTATCAAAGGACCCCGGAGACATGGCCTGGTGGAATGTGATTATCGGGATGGATGTGATAACTCAGGGCGACTTCTCGATAACCAATAAGAACGGCAAGACGGAATGGTCATTCAGTATTCCTACCGCGGTATGAATGGAACCGATCGCGCCGTTTAGAGGATCAGTGGTCACCGAGCAGACTTTGTGCGCTGCCTGCAAGGCTGAGTCTGGAGACTATAAAGATGACCAGCCTAATAACCTGATCGGCCTGTGCCGGTTTCACAACTCAATAAAAATATTTCTGTTGCATAACAGACGGCTTTATTGGCAATTGGCGATGCCTTTCTTCCTTCCTAGGCCGCGCATCCCAGTGACAGTGGTATGCGGCAGGCCGGGATCAGGTAAATCCACTTATGTCAAAAACCTTGCTTCCGCCACCGACTTGGTTCTCGATCTCGACGAGATTGTTTCATCTATTACCGGATTGCCGATCTACCACAACAACAATAAAGCCTTCTACGAGATGGCGCTGAAGACACGAAACACACGGTTGGCGGGGCTGGCCAGGTCCACAAGGTATACCAGGTGTTGGTTGATAGTATCGGGCAAGACAATCCATGAGCGTATATTCTGGCATCTCAAGATGAACTCTGATCTTGTGGTTATGAATACTCCGCTGGATGAATGTTTGCGCAGGATACAGGCCGATATCAGACGGCCAAACGCGGTAAAGCGCCTCCATTTGGAAGCGGCAAGGAAATGGAAGTGAAGCCGCGCGCAACTGCTGCTCAGAGAGGCTACGGCAGCGCCTGGCAGAAGTACCGAGCAGGCTATCTGTTAAGTCATCCGTACTGCGTCAAATGCGGGAAGGTGGCAAGCGTGGTCGACCATGTTAAGCCACATCGAGGCGATCAAACCTTATTTTGGGATACGGAAAATCATGCCGCTTTGTGCCGGCACTGCCATAACAGCTACAAGCAAAGGTTAGAGAAGTCAGGCCAGATTATCGGCTGTGATGTGAAAGGTTTTCCTTTGGATCCTCGGCATCATTGGAGGGCGGGATAAAGAATCTTCGGCCAGCGAAGATGTTGTAAGCATTTCAAGATGCGAATTTTCATGGGATAAGTCATGAGTGCCTAAAAACCGTGACGGCCGGCGGTAGTCTCCTTTAACTACGCGGTTGGCAGAGATAGAACCCCCTGGGCCAGCCCTCGGGGTTTTTCTCTTTATGGGGGCATAATTGGGGGCACATACCAGAGCTAATTTTTCATGATCCTTTATTCATAAGCAATCTCAGCCATATATCGGTAGCAATCGCGCCTACCATGATTTCCGGATATCATTCCCCAGCAAATCCCTCAGACAATCAGATCCTTCCTCGAAACGCTCCCATA